TATGGTAAATCAAAAGTTACTATATCTAAATGGGTAAGAGAACTTGCAGAAAACAATTACATTTCCGTAGAGTTTACATATAAAGAGGGTACTAAAGAAATCGATAATAGGTATATAACAATTCTTAAGGGGGGTATTAAAGAAAAGTTAAATACCCTATTAAAGAAAACTTTAAAGAATAATAATACAAGTAATAATACTACAAGTATAATAAAAGAAAAAATATATAAAAAAGAAAATTTTGTAAAGCCAACTATTAATGAAATAAAAAAATATTGTGAAGAGAGGAGCAATGGTATAGACGCAGAAAACTTCTTTGCTTTTTATGAAGCAAGAGGTTGGATGATTGGTCGTAACAAAATGAAGAACTGGAAAATGTGTATGATTACTTGGGAGAAAAACAATAAATCAAATACAAGTATGTCAAAAATAGACATACAGCTAAATGAATATAACAAAGGCAAACAATTATTATGAAAGAAAAATTATATGATATAATCGCAAGAACATCAATAGAGTTAGGATTAAAGACTGATGGTAAGACATTAGCAGTTCTTACAAAGACTTTTGCGTTTGATTTAGAAACAGATAAAAGATTTAAAAGATTGACAATAGAAGATGTTGACACTGCATTTAGACTTGGTGTAAGAATAGATGAAAAAGATAGTTTTTTAAATATAAGAACTTTTTATAGGTGGTGTTTAACACATAAGAAGAGGTTACAAGATGCTTATTATGAGGTTCATACTTTAGGAGCAGATCCAAACAAAGTACCTTATTATAAGAAAAATTTATTAACTTTATAAAATTAAAGAAGAATGTTTATGATTTTTTTACTTTTACTCGGCATAGGTTTTTTGACTATAGTAGGTATATGTATGGTAGAGATACTGATACAAAAAAATGAGAATCAAAAGTTGTCAGAAAGAATAGACAAAGTTGAACCAAAGCACAAAACAATCACAGGTGCTTTATATAGAGATAGAAGAGATGACAAAAAAAATTCCTGATTATTACATAGGCAAGTATCATAAGTATGAAGCAAGAAAGGTCATAGAAGATTTTGACTTGTCTTATAATTTAGGTACTGCTACAAGTTACATACTACGTTGTTCAAGAAAGCATGGTAGTCCAGTAGATTGCATTAGAAAAGCAATAGCACATTTAGAATTTGAATTAGATAAAATAGAAATTACACATGAGCAAGATTGGAAAAATAAAAACATCTGATAGAAAAGATCACAGAGGTGGTGGATATAGCAGAAGAAAGTTTACAGATAGTGAAGCTAAACTCATAAGACAAGAATATGAGGAGGGGGCAGGGGGGTCTGTTACACAGATGGCTAAAAGATACAATGTATCACAACCTCTTATGTATCAGCTACTTAATTACGTCACCTACAATGAATAAAGAAGCTAGAGTTCAGTCAGCATTTTGCGACTACTTAAAACTAGCTTATCCTAAAGTAAGATACTGTGCAAGTCTTGGTGGTATCAGAACATCAATGAAACAAGCAATATTAGCCAAGCGTACTGGTTATGTCAAGGGTTTTCCAGATTTACAAATACTTAAAGTAAATAAACAATATGCAGGTTGCTTTCTAGAAATCAAAGCAGATAAAAAATCTTACCCAACTAAAGAACAGAAAGAGTGGGTAGCTTTTCTAAATGAAGAAGGTTACTTTGCAAAAGTTGTCAAAGGTTTGGATGAGTGCATTGAAACTGCTGAGTGGTATTTGAAACTGCCCTGAAACTGCTGTGAAACTGCTGGAGATTTTCTAAAAAAGCACCCTCTAAATGTAGAACATATATGATTGATAATTGATCATATGACAAATTGTCTATAACTTTTTTTATTATTTATATAAGTTTGTTAAGTATTTATTTATTATATTTGCATATAACTTAAAAACAAATAAAATTATGGAAACTAAAAATAAAAAAGAAACTGATATAGAAACTAAGATAAATACATATGTGGATTGGTTTTTTGATGAGTGTGGAGATCCAAAAGATGAGTTAAGATATTTGATGCAATTAATACTAGATAGTGAAGGTAAAGCAAAGGAGGACTTATTAGACGTTTTATCTTACTATACAATGAGTTATTAATATGGATTACGATAATTATAAATTAGCTCTTGAAGATAACATACCATATGTTAGTAGGTGTTGTAATGGCGAAGTTTACGAAGTATATGATTCTAAATATGAAGAATATAAAACAATATGCGATGAATGTAATTCATATTGCGATATATTATTAGACTATGAATATCAACAAGTTAGGGCTGAACAAATAGCTGATGAGATGTATGAAGAAAATAAACTTAATAACTAAAAACAAAAACAAATGAAAATAAAAATTGCAATTGAAATGCTCAAAGGTATTTTACACTGGAGTGATCGGATTGGTAGTGATGAAATAGCAGAGATTAATGAAATAATTAAATTACTAAAAACTAAATAAAAACAAATGAAAACAAAAACAAATAACAATTTTGATAGCAGACTTAAAGATATTATGGGTACTGCTGATTTTGAAAAAGCAATTAAAGATACTGAGTTCGCAGTAGATTTTGGTGGATTTTATAAATCTATACATACTGAATATATTGATAATTACATTGAAGATTTTAATATAAATTGGGAATATGTAGATTATAAAAAAACATATGAAAATTATGCAAAGTGTTTTGTTGATTATATAAACTTTTCACTTAACCAAAAATTAAAGTATGTTGAGTTAGATAGTCCAAAATATTATAATTTTACAAACGATAAAATTATTGTAAGTATTAATGAAATAGATAAATATAATTTTATTCAAAAGTACAGAAACGATGATGATTTTGTTGAGTGGGTTAACGAAGCTAGTGCCAGTCGAGATGGCTTTACATCTTTTTGTAGTGGTATTGATAACTTGATTAATGAGCAGGAGTTATTATTACAATATATATTTACATATATATTAAGGAATGAGAAAGATTATGAATTTGTATTAGGAGATATAGGTTCAATAGATTTTTCTATGGATGACTTTGAAGTAATAATGTTAGAAGGAAGGTTATGAGCAGAGGTAGTAATCAACACTTAAGTGAGTTCAGTAATACTTTTTTACTTATAATATTTATTCTAGCAATGTTTCAATATTGTAATTAAAATAGTATGAGGGGGTGTAGGGGGGGTATAGGGGGGTGCTGGGGGGTAGGTATAAATAAAAATAATAATAACTTAAATTAAATAAAAACAATGAAAACAATAAAAATAAGTACAGATGAAGCAAAGGAGTTAATCCATGATTATAAAAATCAAATATTCACTTGTAAGTTTGTCAAAAAAGATGGATCGCATCGTATTCTTAATGCTAGACTAGGAGTGAAGAAAGGTGTTAAGGGTGTAGGATTAAATTACGATCCAAATGATTATAATCATATTATAGCTTATGACTTAAAAAATGATGGATTTAGGACGATTAATATAAATACTTTGTTATATTTGCGAACTAATAAAAAGAAGTACACAATCGTGTAACTTAATTATTTTTCATAATAGGTTTAGAAAAGTGTAGGATTAATTTTCTACACTTTTTTTTTGTTGTAATTGCTTTACGAAACTGCACGAAACTGCAACGAAACTGCTATGAAACTGCACGAGATTTGTTGTCAGATCACCTTTGTAACCTTTGTAACCTATTGATAAACAAATACTTAACGCCATATTGTCAGACAAAAAAAATTAAATTAATTGTATAAAATTGAAATTCTTTTTATATTTGTACAATAATTTTAAAAACTAAACAAATGAAAAACAAAACTTTTAAATTAATCAATAAATATAATAATAAAGTTTCCCACGTTCTTAATTATGAGGAATTAATGAGAATCATTAAAACAATAAATAAAAATAAAACATTTCATAATTCTTTTGTATCTATTTACGATACTTATAAAATAAAAATCGTTTAACTATGTTTTATATTATATTTTTTACATTTATTTTTTATATGTATATAGACGCATATAGAAACGAAATGACGCACCAAAACAAAACAAATAATAACTTAAAAAAATAAAAA